AAGAAGCCCGTAAATATATCAAAGTATTCACTAATGGTGGTGGCACTATCTGGGGTTTCATCATGAAAGAAGATGATAATAAGTTCAAGAAGGGTGATCTTCTCAAAGCCGCTAGTTGGTCTGCTCCTGCTCGAAACAAAGCACGAGGAAACATTCTGACTGATGATTATGAAATCCGATGGACAGGACCTTTATACTTATGAGTCTAAGAGTAAAGCTAATCCAACGCATGGATGCGTTACAACAAATGATGGAGTCTAATCTCCATCTTTCTGACCCTGAGACAGTCTTAGAGTTGTTAAATAAAGTTAAGTTTGCTTGGCCTGCATTAAGCGAAGAAGATCGTGAATATATAGAAGGTGTAGAGTATGCAATTGAAGCCCAATCTGATTGGGATGTTTAGAGCGCCTGTAGCATAACGGATAATGCAACGGCCTTCTAAGCCGTAGACTGTAGGTTCGAATCCTACCAGGCGCACCATTAATAACAGGAGATACCATGTCTGAAGATAATACTGAAATCCAACTTGAATTCGATTTAGAACCAGAAGCTGACATCGGAGCTGTGCTGACAAAGAAGTCAGATCGCTTGAATCGATCCTTATCGGCTAGAGCTTCTAGAAAGAAAGCTAAGGCTATTCAGAAGTTGAAAGCAATCAAGGCTGAGATAGAATCATTCAGAATCTTTAATAAGAGTAATGGCAAATAATGATCTGCCTGAAGAAGGAATGGATATAGTGCTATGAGTGATAGATGGATAAGATATTGCTTAATAGATAGCTATGTCAAGGAAGAACTTGTGCGATACTATATCTGTAATTTGTTTCGTGAGCTAAACATACATAGATTATCCAGCAAGTGTGTTGATATAGAGTTTGTTGATGAAATAGATGATCAGTCGCAGGGTGAAGCGATTGGTGATAAAGACGATGTGTCCATAAAGATTGCTAGAAACTCGTGCGGAGCAAGTATGAGTTTTCTCAATCAGATGCAGACATTAGCGCATGAGATGGTTCACACTAAACAGTTTCTTAGAGGAGAGTTAGGCTACGATTCTAAGGGAAACTTTAAATGGAAAAAAGAAGTCGTGGAAGGAAAGAAGTACACTGAGCAGCCTTGGGAGCTAGAAGCTACCAGTTTAGAGAGATCGTTATTTCTCAAATGCTTTCCTTTTGATGAAGAGAAAACAGAGCTATTATGAAAATTGAAATAAGTGTATCAGTTGATACGATTGAAGATAAAGATATTGGAAAGGAACTTCTTGAGGTGCTAGTAGCATTGAAAGAACGACTTGACCAACTAAACTATGAAGAAGATGAATCTTAACCAAGGAGAATGAAATGAGTTATAATAAAGATGATGTTGTAAGTGTGATTACGAATGCGGGCGAGTATGTTGGTCGATTTAAAGATGAAAGCAATTCTACCTTTACGATCACAAAGCCAAGAATGTTAATTAGTGGTGAAGGTGGTGTGGGGTTCGCACGAGGTATTTGTGTGACTGGTAAGGAAGATGTAGACGAACTTACTTTCTTCAAAACTGGTATTGTGTTCACCACACATACTAGCGATATTGTAGAAAAGGCTTTTGTTGAGTCTGTTAGTGGCATCGTCCTACAGTAATTTTACTTGACAGACTCTGCCCGATGTGATATAATTCTGACTGATTAGAGCTAAGGAATATATGATGAAAAACAAACTAGAGAAATTGTTTGATAGACTTAGACAAGAAGGCTGGTATTGTGGATGGGCAGAGTCTTGTTGTCAAACTTGTGCTTGGGCCGATCTACCGTTCGAGCATGAGATTGGCCCATTCAAAGGCGAAGATGTCGATTTCAGTAAGTGCCTATTCAATCACGAGCAAGACTGTGAGAATGAGGAGTGGTGCGTAGATGCGTCTGATGATGAGTTTGACAACTACGTGTATGATGGTGAAGGTACAGTGGAAACATATTCCTCTGATGAGATGAGCAACTCCTCATTCTGTTTTGGTGGTGATAAGAAAGGCGTTAAGAACTTGAAAGAGATTCTTCCTATCATTGAAGAGATGGGATGTACTTATCGTTGGAATCAAAAGGGCGATCAAAGAATCAGTATAAACTGGGGTGATGAATGAGTGAAGAAAAGAGAGAGAGTAAAGAAAAAGATGCGAAATTAGTAAAGAATTGTCTTGAAACACCAGACGGTACTGTGTTATACTCTCGTAGTCGCCATGATTATAAGACGCATCTAGATGCTAATGGTAAAACATATATGATCGATGGTGGTCTTGACTATGTGAGATGTTCTGCTAATGGCGATGAGATTCATCATTGCGTCTGGGATGACGATCCGTTTGACGAGGTGCGTAAAGCAGTCGAGTGGGGCACTTATGGAATTAATGGTGATCAGCCTTTGACGTGGGTAAAACTGTGTGATATGGAAACTGCTCATATCAACGCTGTGTTGAAGAATGTGCCATCTATCGGTGACTCTTATGCTAGAGCATTTAGATTAGAACTTGAATTAAGAGCAATTAGAGAAGAAGTCTCGTTTGTTACATCAAATAATTAATATTGGAGAATAGTATGAAAATGTTAGGCGGTTACGTGCTCGTTACTGAGGTTGAGAAAGAAACAACAACAGCAGGTGGTATTCTTCTTACCGCAGACACTAAGCTAGATAAAACGACTCAGCCAGGATTGGTATTGGTCGTAAGTAAGGATGTGCAAGAAACTGAAACCATTGATGTTGGCGATCAGGTGTATCTCACTTGGCCCGAGTCTCAGCCAGTCAATGTGGATGGTAAGAAAGCCGCAATCATTCACTACAAGCACATCAAAGCAGTATTGTAATGAGTATCGTAAAGGATAAAATCTATGTGGTTAATTCTTCAAGATATAGTTGTGAAGAAGTAGAGCATTGGGTTAATGGTGATAAGAAAGTTGTTGTGACTACTACATGGAAAGCAGGCACAGTTAACATTACTCCTCGTACTGACGAAGAAGTTGAACTGCTAGTCAAAGGACAAAGCCACACTCTTGCTGATAGATTTAAACCATATGAGTTCACTGACTGTGAGTTTGATGCTACATACGATGGTGAGACAGATGATGTTGACTATCTTGGTTGGACTGAAGAAGAGGAACTCGAAGGCGTAATCGATGAGACTATGGATGGCTTTGATGAGCAGGGTGTTATCTACCTAGAAGAGAATGGCTTCTTTATCGAAGACTCTGAACTCGTGTTCATGGGCGAAGTTCATGTAGATGGTGAGGAAGAATAAAATGGCTAAGAAGTTCATTCATGTGAATCAGCACAAGATTCGATCTAATCTGAAGCATGGAACGAATGAGGCTGTAATCACTGTTAAAGAAGGTAGAAAGAATACTTACGGGCATTCAGTGGAAATACATGGCCCTAGTAAGATAGTGTATAGCGGTGGCGACAATAAACCATTACTATCTTGTGGGGCTAGAGTTGTGATCGAGACTGAATCAGAGATAACTATATCATGAAGTGGTGGCGCATTTGGGCTAAATCACTAGGAGAGAAGGTTGGAGAAACTAATAAGCAAGCTGACAGTGTTGCTGTTATCCGTACTATTTGGTGGGTGGTTCATATGCTCACTTGTATATTCATTATACTTAATGCCATAGCAAATCATGGCTGGGCACTAATTGGATTATAGTCCCACTACCTTGGGACCGACCTGAGTATGTCACGAAACTGCTCACTTAATTAAAACAGAGGTACGTAATATGAGCGCAACACATGGTGGAAAGGGTAGCAAACAGCGACCCACTGCTGATCAGAAGAAGTTTGATAATAACTGGGATGCTATCTTTGGCAAGAAAGATGCTCCTAGTGCTGTAGACGATTGTGCTACAGCCAAACAAGAGAGCGCCAGTAAGTCAAAAGAGAAGTGAGTATTATGTTATTAGAATTTATGTATGGGTTTTTATTATCATTTGCTATGATACTATCAATCATCATAGCTACCATTATAGTTACTAAAACTTTTTTGTGGATTAACCGAAGATTATGATAACCCAACTGGAGAAGTGATATGGGTACAAAATTAGCAGGAATCATGGCAGTAGTGACATTCATTGTATGTGGATTGTTCTACTGGTACTACAGCGACACTCAAGAGCGTCTAGCTATCTTAAACATCAATAACGCTAAACTAGAGACAGCCGTTCAGCTTAGTGAAGAGGCAGTTGAATCGCTTCAGGCAGATTACGAGAAAGCTAGTGAGCAATTGAACATTCTCAACGAAGAGTTCGCAAGCATAAGAAAACAGAATCGTGTATTATCTGACAAATTGGGCAGACACGATCTAGGTAATCTAGCTGAGAAGAAGCCTGGTCTAGTTCAGAAAGTGATCATTAAGGCTAGCGATAAAGCGAATAGATGTTTTGAAATTATATCTGGTTCAGACTTAACTGAAAAAGAAATGGAGGCTACAAATGGTAAATCGTTCAATAGTGAATGTCCTTGGTTGTTTACTGACAATAGTACTGATTAGTGGCTGTAGTAGTATGGACAAGCAGATCATAGTATCTGCAAAGCCTCTAGATAAGCCCAAGCTAGTCCTGCCTAATGCTGACGAACTTGATCTTAGAGGTGTAGAGTGGTACATTGTCACGATAGAAAACTGGGAAGAGCAGTACGAGAAATTAGTTGATAGTGGTAGATCCTTAGCATTCTTTTCTCTAACTGATAAAGGATATGAAAATTTAGGATTAAACATATCTGATCTTAGAGCTTATATTCAGCAACAGAATGCTATTATAGGTGCTTATGATGCATACTATTTGCGGTCAGAAGAGACGTTTGATAAAGCAAATGCTGAAGCAGAAGAAGCTTTTGAAGAGCAAACAAAGAAAAGTGAGAAAGGGTTTTTCGGTAGACTAATAGATTGAGGTTATTATGAGTAAAAAGTATGCGGTTGTGACTACAGTTCACACATTTAGACATAGATATGTTATCTCGGAAGAACGACTTCAGAGTCTAAACACAGATGATCCTGTTGAGCTAGAGTGGGCAAATGATACTGTGTTGATGGAAGAGATAGATGAGTTTTCTCAAAAGTCTCTTGGTGAAACTATAGTCGATTGTGAGTGGATGAAAGAAGATGATGTTCTAGAACTATTTGACAAAGATAACGACTATCTGTCTAAGTGGACTAAAGAGCATAAATTAACATGGATTAATCACGGCTTAAAGCTTGACAGAGACGATGAAGTCTGATATAATATACAAAATCTGGAGACAACCATGGTAACTATATATGGATCAATGACGTGTTTTCATTGCTTAAGATGTAAGCAGATGCTAGAATCTCTAGAGATAGAGCACGAGTATCTTGAAGTTGAAGACGCTGAAGTTGGTAGAGCCTTTAGAGAGTTATTTCCAGAAGCAGAGGGAATACCTCAAATACTGTGGGAAGGGCAGCACTTAGGTGGATACACTGAACTGACTCATAAGATTGATGAATTTATACTTAATAATGAAGGAGAAACACCATGAAAAAATCTGAAGTAGTTGAGCAATTGGGTAGCGGCGTAGTGAATATTAAGTTCACTAAAGCTGATGGATCGTTAAGAGTTATGAAATCCACACTATCTTCCGAACACGTTATATCGGATGTCTCTAGCGAAAAGTCTGCTGGGGTTCAACGTATTGCTGAGAATGTTCAGCCAGTATGGGATGTCGATGCGAAAGGATGGAGATCATTCAGATGGGCATCTATCACTGAAGTTAATGGCGTTAAGACTCCAAGCGGAGTTGATGTTAGCGCATAAAGTTGTAAGTCCTCATCAGGCAGTAGGTAATCTAAATTCGCCAAAAGCGATACTTACAGCTTATTGACCTGATGGGGCTAATTTGTTATTAAGCTATCTTTTGCTATATAAGTGTTGACAAGTGATAATTATTATGATACTATGTGTTATTAAATTTGTGGAGTAGAATATGGCTAAAGTTAAGAAAAGAGTTGTTAGACGAGGCAATGAAGCTAAACTAGCTGAAGAGAAGAATGTAGGAAGTGAGATCATCGACTGGACAGACATTGCACCAGATCGATTCTCTAAATCAGTCTACGAAGCTATGAGACACTACTCATACTTCTACGGTCAGAAAGATTATGTGTCTTGGACAGTAGACTGGGTTAAATCCAATCGACCCAACGATCTAAAATCATACAAAGCAGGCGAAGACTGGAGAACATCTTCTACGCTTGGCTCTCTAGTTAAAATCCATTCTATGGGTGCGCCTATTCCTGAGTCATATGTGGACTTCATCAACAAACAAATCGACATCGTAGTTAGTTCTGGTAAAATCAATATCGAGAATTCTATCGAAAAAGTCGAAGATAATGCTACTGTCGTTAAGAAGAAGAATCCGTCTGAGCTGTTAAAAGAGAAGACGCTAGGTGTTATGGGTGAGATAGAGGGATTTATTGACGAACACTTAGATGGTACGTTAGATAAGAACTTCTCTCTGTACACTCACTTAAAGGGTCTAGATGCCGCAGCTCAAACTGCTCATGACATCATCAAGGCTTACAGAGAAATGGAAGCTGAGTTGAGTGAACTGATCGTAGAGAAGACAGAGGATCTAGTCGAAGGCTATAGCCACTTGACCCTATCGCAACAGAAGAAGTTGTTGAAGCTAGTCTCTGGATTCATTAGTGATAGTGAGAAGTTTGTGTTGAGTAAGAAAGCAACACGCAAGCCTCGTGCTAAGAGAGCTACTCCTGCAACTAAGCAAGCTGAGAAAGTTATATATCAGAAAGAATCTACAGACTATAAGATAACCAGTACAAGTCCTGCTCATATTGTTGGTGCTACTGAAGTTTATCTCTTTAACACTAAGACAAGGGTTCTCAAGTATCTTGTTACTGATAAAAGAGAAGGCTTTATCATTAGTGGTACGTCAATCAAGAATTATGATAAAGAGTTGTCGTTCAAGAAGAAGCTACGCAAGCCTGAAGAGACTATCGACTCGGTAAATAAGATGACTAAAATACGAGCACTGAAGGCACTTAAGGCATTGAAGACGGCTCAAAGTGAGACCGATGCTAGAATCAACGCTGATACTATCATACTAAAGGTGAACAAATGAAGGATAATGTGGTAGATTTTAGCAAAGCCTCTGAGAAGCGAAATAAGCGAGACGAAGAGATAGAGGAACTCGTACTTGAAAGCAATAAGGAAGTCGCTGATATATTCGCTATAGTTAATGCTAGAGAAACTGTATGGGCACTAAGGGGAATGGGTATTGATGTAGAGAATGATCCTAAATCAATGCTTGATATAATGACTATTATAGAGGCATCTAAGTCTCTTGTATATCGTTCTATCGGAGAGGAGTATCCTTTTCAACAGGTCTCTGGTGCTTTATTTGAAGATGCTGAGGATAAGATCGAACAGCCTATGCAGAAAATACTAGACGACTTTATTGAAAATATGGAAGAATACTTCGATGGAATTGACGATGATTGATTATACGTTGAAGAAAAATTGGGATAGTTTAGATAGCCTCAATAAGAGGATCACTAGCGACTACAAGTCTAAAAAGACTAAAGAGAAAGTTAAGACGTATGACGGCATACAAGTTATCACCAATATGTTCACTTACGGTCTGTTTGACGGTGAGTTGACAAAGACTAAATCAAAGCCTAAAGTTAAAAAATAACTTGACATGGCCAATTATCTATGTTACTATAGATGTTCATAAATTAAGTTAGGAGAAGAAGATGATATTGGTAGATATGAACCAAGTCATGATCGCAAATATGATGATGCAAATAGGCAATCATCAAAACGCAGAAATAGACGTGAATATGCTTAGGCATATGATTCTTAATACGCTACGCTCTAATCGTAAGAAGTTCGGTGACGAGTTTGGTGAACTGGTTATCTGCTGTGATGACAAGAATTACTGGCGTAGACAGATGTATCCATATTATAAAGCTAATCGTAAGAAGTCACGAGATAGCTCTGAATTAGATTGGAATGCTATTTTTCAAGCACTCAATACGATTCGTGATGAGCTAAAGACCTTCTTTCCGTACAAAGTTATTCAGATTGAGACCTGTGAAGCTGATGATATCATTGGCACAATTGCTCACGAAGAAGGTACAGCACTAAACACCGGTGAGCCCATTCTTGTTCTCTCTGGCGATAAGGATTATGTACAGTTGCAAAGCTACGCAAACGTGAAGCAGTATGATCCAGTGAGAAAGCGTTGGATATCTAACTCTAATCCTGAGAAGTATTTGGCAGAGCATATTCTTAAGGGTGATGCTGGTGACGGTATACCAAATGTCTTGTCTCCTGACAATTGCTTTGTTATGGGAATACGCCAGCGACCAGTTACACAGAAAAGAATAGCCGAATGGACAGATATAAATAATATGCAGGAAGAAGTAAAGCGGAATTATATGCGAAACAAAGCATTGATAGATTTGACTGAAGTGCCTCAGGGTATGAAAGATGAAATCTTGAGTGCTTGGCGTGAAGAAGATGGTAGAGATAGAAGTCAGCTATTGAACTATTTTATCAAAAACAAACTAAGAAACTTAATGGAATGTATAGGGGAATTTTAAGATGTCTACAGTATCCTTGGCAGAGATAGTAAACACTGCTCGTGAAGCGGAAAGTAATGAAGAGAAAGTCTCAATTTTAAGAAAGAATGATAGTCGTCCACTCAGAGATATTCTAGCTCTAATGTGTGACGCAAGATGGACTTTTGATTTGCCCAGTACTCCACCACCATACAATGAGTCTGTGATCCATGAGTCCCATGGTATGTTGTATCGTGAAATGCGAAAGATGCCGTACCTCGTGACTCAGATGAACGAAGGCGCTAACTTAAATCGATTGAAGAAAGAAGCTATGTTTATTCAGATGCTTGAGTCTATTGATCCAGATGACGCTAAACTGCTATTGAGAACTATAGCAAAAGAGCCATATCCAGACCTTTCTCCTGAAGTTATTAACGAAGCATTTCCAGGTGGAATAGTTGAGCCAATAGCAGTTAAGCGAGGTCGTGGTCGACCAAAGAAGAACGAGTCATAGGAACGTAGCATGAGTAAGGGTAAAAGTAAGAAATTTCGTGAATGGGTTGATGAAGATTTTGATGTTAAAAAAGATACCAAAAGGTACGATAAAAGCAAGTCTGATATCCAGAAAGCGAGAAAAGAGAAGCGGAAGAGCCGAGACTCTTACTAACAATTATATAATTGGAGATTGAAATGAAGCACCTTTCAGTAATGTTTTTATTATCAGTGATGTCACTATCTTCGTTCGCTACAGCGGGTGATCCAGATGCGGGTAAAGCACGTTCTGCTTCCTGTGCTGGTTGTCATGGAGCATATGGAATCAGTAATAGTCCTATGTTTCCTAATCTAGCTGGTCAGAAAGAACTCTATCTTGTGTCTGCTCTTAAGCAGTATCGTGATGGAGTACGTAATAACCCTATGATGTCAGGAATGGCAAAAGGATTATCTGATGCAGATATCGCTAACATAGCCTCTTACTATACAAACTTAAAGCAGGATTGATTATGAAAAATCGTAGAGCCGATTTAATCGCCACATCAATGTCATATATGCAAGCTCAAGCGGGCAAGCACAAAATGAATATTGATGTATTATTAGACAATTCAGTTGGTGTAGCAGAGCATCCAGATATCATGGAAACCATTGAATCTGAGCTAGAGAAGATGACCGAGTACTGTGACAAGTACGAAATGTTAGAGAAGTACTTCAAATAGGAAGAGTGATGAACAACAATATAATATTGGTAGACTGTGATGGAGTCCTAGTTGATTGGTTACATAGCTTTCGACTTTGGATGAAAGAGAAAGGCTACACTCAACAGGCAAAAATCGAAGAATATGACTTGGCTACATCATACGGGCTAGAGAAGCCTGAGATGAAGAAGCTGATTCGCCACTTCAACGAAAGCGCAACTATGTGTTGCTTACCACCGCTTCGAGACGCTGTGAAGTATGTCAAGAAGATTCACGAAGAGTTAGGATACGTATTCCACTGTATCACTAGCCTATCTACTGATCGATACGCTGTGCAGTTACGAGAGCAAAACATCAAGAATCTGTTTGGTGATACCGCTTTTGATATGATCGAATGTCTTGATACTGGTGCTGATAAGGATGATGCTTTACTACCTTACTTAGATAGTGGATGTCTCTGGATAGAAGATAAAATTTCTAACAGCGAGTTAGGTGATAGATTGGGACTAACATCAATCCTTATGTCCCATACTCATAACAAACATTATGAGAGTGAGACTATTACGATTGTCCAGAACTGGAAAGAAATATACGAAATGCTTACCTGAGGTATCATGTAGTATAAATATGAATATAGTAGGGGGTGATCTAGTATTGCTCCCTACTTCTATAAATCGGAGAAACTAATATAATGCCTATATATCAATACAAAAATGAAGATACTGGTGAAATAAGTGATCATTATATGTCTATTGCTGCCATGCAACAGTTCGACATAGACAATCCTAATATGAAGAAAATCATCCATGCGCCAGCAATTGGTGATCCCATTCGCTTGGGAATTACGAAGACTCCAGATAGCTTTAACGATATGCTAAAGACGATTAAGAAGAATAATGCGGGGTCTACAATAGAAACCAGATAAGGAATTATGAATGCCTGCAAAACAACAAGAACGACTAACTAAAAGGCAGAGACGAGTACTAAGACAGCAAGGAGTCTTAGACACAGATAATCAACTTTCATCAGGATTTTCAGTTCAGAGTGATATTGCTCCATTGACTGATAATCAGGCTTCAGCCTTTGAGTCTTGGGATGAAGGTCAGAACTTAATGTTACACGGTATTGCAGGAACGGGTAAGACGTTTCTAGCACTCTACTTCGCTCTCAAAGAGACGTTGAAGACGAATACGCCGTATAAGAAAGTGTTCATCGTTCGATCAATTGTTCCAACTAGAGATATTGGATTTCTACCCGGTAGTCAGAAAGATAAGATGAAGGTGTACGAAGGTCCATACTATGACATATGTAACAAGCTTTTAGGCAGAGGCGATGCATATGAGATACTCAAGCAACGGAACAACATAGAGTTTATATCTACTTCTTTTCTTCGAGGATCTACGTTCGATGACTGTATCATTGTGGTCGACGAAATGCAAAATATGAGTGATCAAGAATTGCACACCGTAATGACTCGTGTTGGTGAGAACTGTAGAATCATATTCTCTGGTGATGTAAAGCAGGATGACCTTACTAGCGAGAGAAAGAAAGAGCTTTCTGGACTCAAGACGTTTATGCGGATTATCAGTAACATGAAGCAATTCGACTTTGTAGAGTTTCTAGCCGATGATATCGTGAGAAGTGGTTTAGTGAAAGCATACATAATAGAAAGAGATAAACAAGGTCTATAGAGAATGTCAGCAACCGAGCCAGAAGGCACAGAAATATATCTAGTAACAGTGGGTAGACACGGCATCAGCTCGACTAATCAGGAACCTAACACGATTAGGACTGGACAAGAAAAGATTGGATCGTTTGCTGATGATCCCGAAACAGAAGATATCGATGAGACAATATTAGCAGATATATATTACGCTAACGGAGGGTACGTATATCCTACTCATGGAGCGGTTTATAGAAACTCCAATACTTTGGCCTCTAATCCAATACAACTTCCTCCTTGCTACATTTATGAGGGCACTTCATCTGCCACAATAATCGATGTGTATGATGAACGTCAGTCTCATGTGTTAGTTGAGTTCTGGCCAGAAGGTTATGCAAATCGTGCTACCACTGACTGGACTATAACGGATGTGACAGTTACTGGAAGTAATACTTCGAGTGGTAACGGCTATCTTCTTTCGCGCTACGGCTCGCTCCTGCCTGCCCCATCCGATCACTATCCACTCTCGGTTTATAATCGATTATGGTCTACATATCCATTTCAAGAACAATATGATTGCATCATGCAAGATAATACGAGAGTCAAGTTCAATAGTGTAGCAGAAGCGCAGGCAGCCACAAATCCATCTCTACTGTCTCTGGTAGAATTAGAATTGCCTAGCACTAATCAGTTTGCAGTCACTGCTACACTCAATATAACTTACGAACACACAAATTCAAATGTTTTTACTCAGTCGATTAATATTAATCAGACAGTGTACAACAGATTCAATAAGTATATAAGTAGAGTACAGACAATTGCTCCACCAGGCACTCAGCTAGGTCCAGGTAGTGCCGGATATCCAGATTTACCAGACGGAACTTAACATATGCCAGCACCCTCAGCAAGAGTAGGAGATGCAATTATCACAGGTCACGCTTGTAGTGCAACATCTACTATCGCATCCTCATTACAGGCTAAAGTAATCGTAGCAGGTTCGATTGCCGCAGTCACAGGCAGTCCTATCGCTCCTCATACAATTCTAGCAGGTTCTTCTTGTGTACCTCATGCCGCTAAAACACTAGCAGGATCACCAAAGGTGTTCTTTGGTGGAATCCCCGCAAATCGAATTGGAGATGGTGCTGATCAGGGCGCAATCATATCTGGCGCACCAAACGTCATCATCGGACCATAATTCCTTATAACTTCCAGTTATATGCTTATAACAAAATAGTCTTTGACTTTTCTCTCCAATCTGATATAATACTTGTATTGAATTGATAAAGAGAGAAGACTATGAATGTACAATTAGTAGACATCAAAGACGTTACCAGCTTCAAAGCAGGTTGGGAGCTAGTTGAGTACGAAGCAGGCACTGATCCGTTAGACGGGTTTTCTATTTTAGGTTTCGATGAGATTGGTAGTTTCGCTACCAACCCACTTTATGCTTTCGTTCAAGGAGTGTGATTATGACTATATTTGATAAAGAAAAATTCACCTTTGATGGTTGTTTCCTCATGTATGAGGGTTCTTATGTTGGTTCTAAAAATATGGATGAAGTTCATCCAGATTGTCACCCGTCTTGGGTGGGCAAGATGAAGCCAGCTTTCATCGCACGATTCAAGTACGGTTCTAAGCCTTGGAAATCGTGGGTTAACTTCCTAGTTAAAAACTCAACAGTTGAAGAGTTCTTGAGACTCTCTGAGGAAACTAGTCCGAAGCAAGCGATTGAGACTCTCGGATTCAAACCTCGAAAGAAATCTTAGGAGAAAAGATTATGGAAATTGAAGTTGGCAAGACGTATTCAGTACAACCACTATATAAGAAGTGTTTCGTTGAGTCTGAAACATTTAGTCATCGTGATGATCCAGAGCAGAAAATGATTGTGAATATACTTTGGCGCAATGGCTGTGTCAATGTCACACCGCAAAATCAAGAAGAAGTTGACATTCTCGAGGCAGCAAATTATGCTGAAGATGATGCTGAGTTTGAGCCGTATCAATTTGAGGAGTTTGAATTTGTTTCTACTTGGGATGGCGTTTCAGTAGACATTGACTTTGTTGGTAATCAAACCGATGAGCAAAAAGAATCTCTCGAAGAAGGATATGAAGAAGATGGTTTCTCTTTCCTTGAAGAGAGGGGATATGACAGTGATGAATCAAACGTAGTTATGTATGGCGAACTTGAGATATTTGCTTATAACTCCTAGTTATGAGCTTATAACAAAATAGTCTTTGACTTTTCTCTCCAATTTGATATAATAGCTACATAAATTGAGATGAGAGAGAAAATATGAACGACCAAGATATTATGATGAATAACCTAGAAGCTCGTATAGCAAAAGCCATTAAGGAAAACACTTGTCCTTATACGACTGATGCTGATATTAGATACTTTGAAACTGAAGAGTATATCAGTGAAAATGCTGATATGTGTATCTGTGGTGAGCCTGATGACATTACATACTTCGAGCGTGAGGAGTATATCAGTGAAAATGCTGATATGTGTATCTGTGGTAAGTCTCTAGAGAACACTGAAGAACTTTATCTTCAAGCTCAGTACGATAAAGAGATGGTCAACTATAGCGAGCCAGTTTCTTTTGATATGTGGAAAGCTGCCAAAGCAGTAATTGCTAGATATGAGATTGCTATGTCAGAGCGCATAGATATGACATCAAGGATAAGAAATGAAAAATAATCGCATTTATACCCTTTCCTTAGCAGTATTCTCACTTATTGTTCTTATTGCTTCACCAATCTATGTGCCAATATGCTTATGTTGGGAACATCGTGGAGAGATTAAAGACTTCTATGTCCAATGCTTTAGAGCAATAACATTTCAAGAAATTTAAAAAAAGGTTGACTTTAGTTAGGAACCTGTTATAATTAGTACTTAATGAATTGAGAGAGAAATAGATTATGAGTAAAGTTAAAACTAATATGTTAAAAGCAATCAACGACATTTCTTCTGTAGATGAGATGAATCAAGTTATTGAATTGATTTCGTTTAAGCAGAAGTCTCTCCGCCATGAAGCCCAACTCAGAATTAAGTCGTCAGTACGAGCTGGCGATAAAGTTAGAGTGAGTGGTAGTAAAGCGAATGGCATTGGTCAGATCCTTGAAGTGAAACGTACCAAAGCTATCGTAGTGATCAACAGTGAGCGATGGAATGTGCCATTGACATTAATCGAGAAAGTATAATATGTTTAACCATGTAGAACACGGCTACGCTCTTCAAGAGTTGCAAGCTAATATTGTCAAGAAAGTCGGGCGTTTATATACAACGCCTGACGGCAAGAAACTCCCCTCTATCACAACTGTGCTAGGTGCAGTCGGAGACAAATCCGGTCTTGACGCTTGGCGCAAGCGTGTGGGTGAAGAGGAGGCTAATCGAGTCATGGTTCAGGCTTCTACTCGTGGTACTGCTGTGCATCAACTAGCAGAAGATTATGTCAACAACAAAGAAGACTGGAGCAAGGGTGCAATGCCCTCTAACTTGTTCACCTTTAATACAATAAAAACTGTACTCGATAAGCATATGGATAACATATGGATTCAAGAGGCACCGCTATACAGCGAACGCTTAGAGGTTGCTGGTCGTGTTGATTGTATTGCTGAATGGGATGGTGTACTGTCTATCATCGATTACAAGACCTCCCGTAGACCAAAGAAGCGAGAACACGTTGAAGGATATTTCATCCAAGAAGCGGCTTATGCGGCCATGTTCCTTGAAAGAACTGGTGTTCCAATCAAGCAGATCGTAACTGTGATTGCTGTAGATGATAATGAACCACAGGTCTTTGTTGAGAAGACGATGGATCACCTGCATAAGTTTGTAGAAGCTCGAAAAAAATATCGTGAGAAATTTGGATTTTAATAGGAGAAAAAAATGATCGACAAGAAAACCGAAAAGCGTATCGTCAACATCGAAGTGTTGGCTGATGAATGTCTAGTCAAATCGCAGGCTCTGGTAGACCTGGTTGATGAGCTATCTGAAAGGATATCTAAGTTAGAAAAAGATCAAAATAAAGGTTGACCAATCTAATAGTTGCGCGTAACATTCATTTTATCAACTACTTCTTGAAGGAGCACAAATCATGAACAACATTCAAGACAACCCCGCACGAGTAGAGCCACCTTTAGAGCCAGACTATAAAAAGTTAAGGTTCGAGTTTCTTAACAACTATCTGGAATCAGATAATATCGATTCTGATTTCCATGTAAAGATAGAAGAACACATACATAACAACGGATTAATCCATGTTTGGTTGCGTATGCTACACACTAAAGACCATGATGAAGTCGAGTTAGATATGAAAGAACTTCTTTACTTTTTGGTATCCGACTACTTGGAGAATGAGATCTGAAAGGATATCTAAGTTAGAAAAAGATCAAAATAAAGGTTGACTTTAGTTCCAACTGTGTTATAATATGTACTTAATTGATCGAGTTGAGAGAGTGAATTATGCAGATAACGTACAAAGGATATTGTGCTCTAGGTGGTGCATCTAACCCCAGACTTTGGACTAGAAATGTGTATCTGGGTGAGTACTATATGCATACAAACTATTACTTAATGAATTGAGAGAGAAATAAATTATGAGCTATCAACCTGCTACTTTTAACTACGCTACTTCTGACGACACTATGTCTTACTTCTACGAAGTTGACACTGATCGCTTTGTGAGCAAGATTAAGTGGTTAGATCAGAACAGAACTGTTGATCAGATTGTTGTTGATAAGACTGCGACTTCTCAAGAGATTGATGCCATTTTCAATGAACTCTATATCACTACTGAAGCTTAATTATGAATATGACTATGTGGAAAGAAGTCACTGACTGGGAATATCCCAATCACACTTATGTATTAGACGATAAGGGTTGGCTTATTGCTTATATCAAGCAAGGCACTACTGATCTTATTCACTTCAGTACGCCTATGAAGCAGTTTTCAAAAACTCGTAGAAAATTTATTAAAATTTAAAAGGCGAATATATAATGTGGGTAGCAAAACCAAATCTTAACAACACCAAAAATATGAAAGAGTTTTCGGACGTTAAAGCGGCTGTGAAATATCTTGAAGAATTCACTGGAATTGAGATGGCTTATGATAGAAATCGAAAAACTAAAGAGATCACTTACGACTGGGAAATCATCGGAAAACTCTATCAAGAAGAAGAGTAGAAAGAAAGACGTTACTTGGAAAGTCCATAAGGACGATAAGACCCCGCACCGTAAGTATAGTGCTGTGTATGAAGATCATTGTATGTGAGGATGTATGAATATATTTATTCTTTCGGAGAGTCCAGTTAAAGCGGCACGAATGCATTGCAATCGTCATGTGGTAAAGATGATAGTCGAGTCTGCTCAGATGTTATCTACGGCCCATCGTATGCTTGATGGAGTTATGGAACGCAGACCATCGAAGTCTGGCTCAATGATTCAATACTTTAAGCTAGACGATTCGAGAGAGAATACGCTGTATAAAGCCTGTCACTTCAATCATCCATCAACTGTTTGGACTAGACAATCTAAAGCGAACTACGATTGGCACTACTGCTTATTTTCTGAGTTGTGTGAAGAGTATACACACAGATATGGTAAGATTCATATGACAGAATCGAAGCTAATTAATACGCTTGCTAGATCACCAGACAGCATTCCCGATGGAGAACTTACTGCTTTTCCACAATGTATGCCTGATGATTGTAAGAGGTCTGATCCAATTGAGGCTTATCGTGCATATTACATACAAGAGAAGAAGTACTTTGCCAAGTGGACTAAACGTGAAATACCTGCATGGTTTTTGTAAATAAAGCTTGACTTTCTTGTTCAGTGTGTTATAATACTTGTATAAATTGAATTAATGAGGTTGAATATGAAATTGATTATTGATACTCAGCATAGAGAAAACTACGGTGCCCATGATTGGGATGGTACAGGTGAATGTCCGCAGTACTGGAAGAATAAGGGTGGCGCTATCTATGTGGTAGAAAACCTAAGTTCGGCTCAAGTTTCTAAAATCCGAAAGGGTGGTATTCCTACGCTTTCGAAATTGATCGAGTCTAGTGATGAGTTCTCTCAGGAGTTCATTCTCGACTTCTCTTTTGACGATGATGGTGCTACGCCTTGGGACGACTATGATCAACCTTGGATTCTCAAGTACGAGAATGGCAACTGGATTGCTACTCGTAGACCCACCCACTGGGCAAAGCCAGTAGTGGAAAGCTACACTATGACTGCTGAAGGTGGTCGTGAAAATTATAAATGTGTTGTATTAGGAGAAGTTGCATGAAATATCTAACAGTTAATGAAATCCAAATGGCGTATGATTTGCTTGTTGGATCGAATCCTCAGATTAGGAACGATGCTCAGAACTTTGCTGAATTGCTAGTTGGTGTCTATGAGAAGACTGATGTTAAAGTCGGGTTCAATGAACTTCGTGTAGCAATGAGAGGCTTATAGTGGCAAAGAAGAGTTTTGATGAAACAATTGTCTGGGCAAGTGGTTTTTATATGACCAAAGAGTTGCCTGATGACTGGAGTAAGATGGGAAATAATGAGTTGATAACTTATATAAAAGATCACGCATTAGACGTTTATGATAGCTATGGTGCGTTCAGACTTTGGTCAGACATCCAGACTCTAGCCAGATCGTCTAAAGCGTTTTACAATCAGGTATTCTAATATGGAAACAATCAGATCAAAGTCAAAAATGCCTACGACTAGAATCGTAGAAGAGTATCACGGCAAGAAGCATTGCGCTGATGTCTATGAGAAGACTGATGCAAATGGTAAGTCACATTATCTCTGTAGATTCTACGCTGAAGGTGAGTTTTGTTATGATGAGTTCTATCCTAACAAACCGATTGCCTTCGCAGAACAAGCCGCTAAATTTTGGACTAGGAGTTAGTTATGGAAGTAATTTTTCAAATTATTATATCTAGTGTTTTTGTAGTTGCCGCTGGTAGATTTTTGTACGGTATGACACTTGAGCACGATGAGCGTAGAAGACGCTTTATGGCAGGTGAGACCGATTACTATGGTAACGAATTAGAAGACGATAAGTAAAGATTCAGGGCCCATAGCATAACGGTTAATGCATCCGACTCATAATCGGCAGACTCTTGGTTCAAATCCAAGTGGGCCCACCATCTTTAAAATAGAGATTATTATGTGTAAATATAGAATCATTAAGCATACTAGAGAATACCATAACACTTACTATGAAGTACAGAAGAAGTCCTTTCTAGGCTTTTGGTATAACTTCAATAACATTGATGGATGCACGACTGGATTATATGAAAAAGAAGCGGATGCCCGACTAGCTATATCCATGCATCGATCAAGGAATGTCAAGACTGTTATCGACATATAGCACTGGACCACCATTTTTTAAAGATATAAGTAAGTAACAACGCCCTCTTAGCTCATCTGGTAGAGCAACTGACTTGTAATCAGTAGGTGATCCGTTCGATTCGGATAGAGGGCTCCAATTTATTCCCTAGCGTGGTAAAACACAATATAACGCAATCAGACGATCACTGGGGCTTTTTAAGCGGGTATAGCATAGTGGTAATGCACTAGCCTTCCAAGCTAAGTAGTGGAGTTCGATTCTCCATACCCGCTCAATTTTATGTTCCGTTCGTCTAGTTGGTTAGGACACCGGGTTTTCATCTCGGCAACAGGGGTTCGAATCCCCTACGGAATACCATTTTCGGAGTCACCCGCTCAATTTTATGTTCCGTTCGTCTAGTTGGTTAGGACACCGGGTCGTCATTCTCGGAAACAGGGGTTCGAAACCCCTACGGAATACCATTTTCGGAGTATAGCACAGCTTGGTAGTGCGCTCGCTTTGGGAGCGAGAGGTCGTAAGTTCGAATCTTACTACTCCGACCATTTATTCATATGTATATTGTTTAGATATTGTGCATATAATGACCATTCTTAGATCCCATATCTTATAAATAGAACTGTAAATTGATGTAAAAATTTTATCATACCTTATATAATAACTATAATAATGGGATAAGATTATGCAAAAATTTGCAGTCATACTCTTGTGCTTATTATTTGGGTCGATCACTTATGCTGAAACTAGCGAGAATGGTCAAACTGGAGACTTAAACACAAACACTCAAGACTCCACAGTAAACTCAAATAACAACACTACTACAAGTAACAATACGACACAAAATGTTGGTGCTGGTGCAGGTAAGCCCACACCACCGCCTACTGCTATATCTCCGTCACTGATGTCTTCAGGTAATGATACCTGTTTAAAGAGTAAGTCTGTTGCATTACAGATGGATATTCTTGGTCTTAGTGGAGGCGGTTATAAGCAAGATGAAGAGTGTAATCGTAGAAAAGATGCGAAAGTTCTAAAAGATTTAGGCATGACGATAGCTTCTGTAGCTCGTATGTGTCAAAATCTAGACAACTGGAAAGCAATGTTTGCCGCTGGGACACCGTGTCCTGTATTGGTTAATGGTAAAATGATCTTCGGCAAGAATGCCCTGATCGCTATGAAGACACGCCCAGAGCTATACATTCCTGATTATGAAGCAAAAACACTAACGGGTAAGTTTAAAAATAGAGAAAGATATAACTCATTACTAGGGATAGGAGTAACAACAGATGAAAGCGAAGACATTAATGGCGATAGCCTTAGCGTTTCTGAGCGTTTCCGCAAAAGCACAACAGACGATTGATATAGGCCAGCTTGTAGAAACAAGCGGAAGTATCGTAACAACATTTGATCAGGGTATTCAGTATGTAGGTGGTGTCACTACTGCCACAGTCAATGGAGATATTGTAGAAGTAGACTCTGCTTCTGGCGCACATTTAACATATGAACAAGCAGATGCGTATAATTCCGCTTTGACCGCCACACAGCAAGCAGTATACACAATGTCAGTTCAGGAGTATGTAGACGTTGCTCGCCAAGATGCGGCAGCAGATTTTGGAGTTGCGGTTGATTCATACATTGGGGCATCTAGTGTATTGATTGAAGCTGTTGCGGTAAATGACATGGCAAGCGAAGCCGAAAGCAGCGGTGATGCGGTACAGGCTCAAAATGTCCAAGCATACATTGCAACAAATGATATAGTAATAACCAGCACTCATGTTGATGTGTATAACGATTCACTTGATGTTGTTGAAGAATCTGGTCAAGCGTTTGCCGCTTTTGTTGCGGTTGCCAATAACGGTGAGCTTATGTCACAGATGGAAAATGAGGTAGCGGCTGCTGGTGAAGACTTCTTAAATGCTGGTCAGCTAATGTTTGTAGCGGGAGTAGAAGGTCCAACTGTAGTATCACTTTTCAACACAACTTCGATGTTTATCTCATTCGATCTTGGAATGGGATATATCAACTCTGCTCAAATATATGGCGATGGTGTGAATTCTGAGTTTTATCAGACTGGACCAACTGGCGGTGATCCTTGCTTCTTCGATCCAATGAGTATTGAGTGTAATGGTGAGATGTATGATCCGATGGTAAACCCAGAACCCCCACAACCATGATAATAGGAAAGTAGAGCTATGGAAAATATGGAGTTAGATGTAGGCGGAACTAAGATAAAGGGTGTATGGATTGCTGTCCTTCTTAGTTTTGCAACAACAATCGGTGGTGGTATTTGGACAGCATCTGAGTTCTTCTCTCGCATTGAAGCAGTTGAAGACCTTGGAATAACTGTTCCGCTATTCATCGAAAACACTGGTAATGACCTTTCTGACTTCAAATCCAGAGTGGCTGTCATTGAGGAAGAACTCAAAGTAAGTGACATTGATAATCTACAAGGTAAGTTAGTCGAGTTAGGCACAAACCTTAAGACGATTATGGAAAGACAGTCTGAATTGGCTGCACTTCAAGAGCGTGTTGTCGAGGTTGAGAAGCTAGTCACCGAAATGGAGACAACAGTGAAAAAGGCTGAAATGGCTACAAAGGACAGTGAAGCAGTACAGAAGAGTCTGAAAATAGTGAAGAAAGAGATTCAAAATCTCTGGGACGGAATGGACTATCTAGCTAATCCTATGGGTGGCAAATAGGCTAATTTATACTCAATATGATCAAAGGGACTTTCGAGTCCCTTTTTTGGGTCTAAAATAATGTGAAAAAGGGTTGACATTAGTGTCTAACCTTGATATAATAGCTACTTAATTGATGAGAGTTTAATGATGAGCAACGAAGTAAACCAAGCCCTGCTTGATAAACTGTACGAAGATGCGTTAGAAAACCTTCAGAAATATAAGAGTCTGAGTGATGAAGAGAAAGAAGAGATCGCTCTTGAGACTGCTGAAGAACTATTTTATGAGATGAGTGTTTAAATTATGGCTACATTTTTAGGTTACATTGGTACTTGCTTTATGATTGCATTTGCTTACACGATGGTGATTCCGTTCGCTATCATTGGTCTGACGCTGATGACGTTTCAGCTAGTGAAAGCTAGTCTTTGGAATCTAGTCTTTCTGAACATCGTTTCTATCATTGGTTTTGCTTCTAACTTTACGTAAAAAACCCTTGACTTTCTGCTCCACTGTGTTATAATAGTTACTTAATGAATTGAGAGATATATTATGAAAAGAGCTGATTATAGAGTGTCTGATGACAAATTCGTTGGTTATAGTTACCCACACTTCAATCAACATGAACAAAAGTATGTCTTTTTACCGCTAAACGAACACTTTTACGGTAAGATTATTAAGAATACTTCAAAATAACCCTTGACTTTCTGCTACACTGTGTTATAATAGTTACTTAATGAATTGAGAGAAAACTATACTATGAGCTTTTATACTACTACCCAATTAGCTAATCTTTTAAACTTTCCTATTGATGCTTTAGGCACGAAAGGTTTCGCTGATACCGAAGCCCCAGCCGAGGGTAAAGAAATCCTCTATACTGGTTACGATATCATCACTCACTCTGAGTTAGAGCGTTTGTATGCAATCGAAGCTGAAAGGCAAATCGATGCGGCAGACCGTTCGGAGGCATCATTAGTATGAATGATTATACGAAAGAACTGCAAGGAGAATTGAACGATTCAGGTAAGATTCCTATGTTCGAGATAGAAGTCATAGACTCTGACCTTGCTCGTGAATGGATAAATTGCGATGTATACTTTCAAGGAAATTCTATTGTAGCTGAAAGGGATGCAGTTAGTAGTGCCGAAGAGCGTTCAGACTTTATAGCCAAGACTAGCATATCAGTGGATTCCTTTTTCGGTTTACAAGAGCATCTTGAGTGGTTGCTTGAGAAAGTTGAGGGAGAGATTATGGATGGCGACTTATACGACTTAGCTTTGGAGACAGTATGAATAAAGAGTTTGTATCGTGTATAATCGTGATCGTATCTGCCAGTATTCTAGGCATAACCGTTAACGCTCTTATGTATAATCAATTGACATTAATCGCTTGACATTTCCATCCAGTGTGTTATAATAGATACTTAATTGAGCGGAGAGAGAAAGTATGACATATTTGACATATTCTGAAAAACGTGATATAGCCAAATCTGCTGTAGCAAAGATGTTATCGAGCCTATCTGAAAAGGGCGATAGTCCCCATTATATGTTGGGTTATCTTGAAGAAATGCTTACGGGTTGGGCTGCTAATGATGAGATTCTTCTTGAAAATGTCATCAAAACCACTGATTTCCTAAATGCAAAGGAGACTGTAAAATGAAATATAAAATCATCCAAATGAAGCTCACTGATGAGCAGTTCAATATTGTGAATCGGCGTAAAGAGGGAGAGCCTATGGCTGACTTCTACAAGATTTATCAAGATGCGAATATGTTTCCCAACAAAGAAAAGATCGAGACTGCTCTTGCGGCAGATATGTACGATCATGTTGCGAACATCGAAGCCGATAACTTGAACGCTGTTTTCCATATTGGTAATCAGGGCCCTTGGGATAGAGTTGAATATCTTGAGAATAAGTTCAATCGAACTATGCACTCGATCAGTGTTGGTGATATTGTCGAAGGTGAAGACGGTAATCGATACTTCGTTGACTTTTCTGGCTTCGGAGAGCTATGAGCGCCTGGCTGATCGCAGTCACTGGTCTAATCTATCTTTATGTTGGGTTAGAGCAGTGGCTTAAATTTCAAAATCTTCCTATGTTGCTGACGTACATCGGCTATGCTTTCGCCAACATAGGACTTTATATGCTTGCGAGTAAGTAATGAAGAGATCCCATTTCAAGGGCAAGTTCACGCCCAAAAATTCACAGAAATATCAAGGTAACTCTAAACAGATAATATATCGTAGCAGTTGGGAAAGATTGTTTATGGTTTACTGTGACAAGAAAGCAGATATATGGAACTGGTCAAGCGAAGAGATTAAGATTCCATATATGTTTGAAGATAAGAACCGAACATATTATCCAGACTTCTGGGTTGATATGATGGACAAGAACGGAAGAAGAGTTCAGAAGATCGTTGAGATCAAGCCACACTATCAGCGCACGATGAAGGTTAATAAGGCTAAGTGGGCTGCCGCTACTAAATATTGCCAAGACAACAATATGGAATTCATCGTAATGACAGAGAAGGAGTTGTTCTGATGCGTATGTTAAATCGGTTAAAAGGTAAGCTATTCAGAAAGTTGGTGAACTTCGCAGATAGAGTTGACATTTGGTTTCGAACCAAGTATAATGTAAATCTTAAACAAAAAGCTCTTGAGTTGTCTCAAGATAATCTGCCCATGAGTCGTTTAGATAAAACGATAGGCGTTAACCTTAATATAGTTGAGAGTACTGATAATGAGTAAATGGAAATATGATGAAAAGGCTGATACTCGTAACTACGATCTAGAAGCCCGAGAGCTAGTAAAAGGCTTGCGTGGCTCACAACTATACGATATGTATGGTATTGTCAATAAGCAGTTGCAAAGGTCAGTTAGTCCTAAGCGAGAACGAGAGCTTCAAGCAGTAAAGAAAGCAATTGAAAACTATCCAAGTATTGATAAGTATCGTCTTGACTTTACTCTTAACGGATATAAGTCCGAGATGGCACAAACAGGTAACCCGAAAGACGGCAAAGCGTCAATTCATAGAAAGAAGGTATAGGTATGACCAGTTACGGAAATGCGTATAATAACTATAAAAGTGAGCCAATTACAGTCGATGTGGTGGACTTGGACGGCGATCAGGTAATACAATTCACAGAAGAGCAGATGAAAGCCCTCAACTTGAAAGCTGGTGACACGATAGTTTGGGATAAAAATGATGAGACTGGAGAAGTTAGTTTCACGGTAGAGAATGCCAAATGAAAATAAGATCAGAGTATTCGCCATATGGTCATCCCGACCATCGTCCTTTAGAAGATCATTTTAGTTATTACTGGGAAGATAGCTCTGGCGTAGTAATGAGCCCTAGATTCCGCAAAGAAGAACTTGCTATGACTTGGTATAAAATGCATGAACAGTGGATAGAAGATCCTCTAGAAGATAGTTGACTTTGACGAAATAGTGTGTTATAATATAATCTAATTAAGCAACGGAGAATACAATGTTATTAGACGCCTTGTACGGAATACTTTTAGCAGTAGGTAGTTTAGTCGTAACTGTCGTGATATTTGAGATGCTATCAATAGCATTAAAGAATTACAACGATGAGCGATGAAACTGTCGATAAGCCTTCGCAAGAAGAAGTTGAGCTATGTATCTGTGGCGAAATATTAACCGCAGAGCATTATGAGCATATGACTAATGGATATTAGTGATCCTGGTGAAAAAAAGCCTGAACTTGATTGGACCGATGATGAGTTCTATGAAGGCGCTTGGAGTTGGGTAGACGAGTGTGAACTCGAAGATAAGGAAGATAAAGATGAGTGATTTTACTGTAGGTCATTTAAAGGAATTAATTCAAGGTCTTGACGATGACATTGGCATTGAAGTAAATCATGAAAGTGATTATTACAGCATTGATAATGGAATTTTATTGTGGAATCAAGGAAAAGATAATGAGACTTTGCTTAGGTTTACACTTCTTGTAGAGGAAGATAAAGATGAACACTCCTGATAGTTGGGTCGTGCTGAAGATAACCACAGAGACTGAGGTCATACACAAAGTCTTAGCAGGATGGAGTGGTGGATATCTTTATGGTGATTCATGGCGATTGAATAGTGGCATCACCATAGTCTTTGAAAGAGAAGATAGTGTAGACTTCTACGGTAATAGTGGATCATTATATCATTGTCGTAAAGGTTCTTACGGACTAAGAATGGGCACATCAGGAATCTACAATGATCTAGTATCACAATTTGGTGACAAAATAGAGATGATGCCTGAAGACACAGATTGGAAAAAGCTGGTGAATCTATGATAAACTATTCGGTCAACTGGATGGGACCAATCTCTACTCGTTGGTATGAAGAAAGAAATATTCCGTTTGAGATCAGAGAAACTTCAGGTAAAATACTGCCTAAAACTGAGTACAAACACTTCTTAGAGTCGTACTCATGTGGGCGCATAGACATCTATGGGTTAGATGAAAGTGAGCATTGGGGTGGTAAGTCTGAGTACAGTGTTTCTCCAATGAGAACTGAAGATTGGAATGCATTTGGTGGATGGCTAGATAAATTAGAGTCGTCAGTTCTCCTAACATATAGAGAACTGATCAGTGATTTTGAAAAAGAATATGGTCAGAGAATAGAATGGTTTATAGAACTCAATAAGGAACAATAATG